TGTTCCTGTTAATGCTAACTTAACTGCCCTAGCTGAGAGGGGAGAAGCCGGTACGATTAACGGTAACGGTGGTGGTTTTGTTGTTAGCACAGGCGTTGATGCCCTTCCAGGATCTACTGGAACCAGTACGCTAACCAAAACCGTTAGTACAACCGACACTTACGTTGTTCTGGCGCTTAAGGCTCCGACAGAACTAATTACCACTGTTGGTGCGTTTAATGATAATGGCGTTAACGTTAATCTGGTTAAATCCAGCACGATTCACGGGACCACCCAAACCTACTCAGTTGTTGGAAATAGTCTTGATATTAACAAGGCAGTTTCCCTTGATGTCAATGTGGGGGCGTTTACCTACGATGGAACCACCACAGGACTACTGTTTAATAGAAACCTGATCCAGCAATTTGGAGCGTTTTCGCTTGCTGGCGTCAATACGATTCTGCTGAACAATAGAACCCTTGTTACGTCGGTTGGAACGTATTCTCTTGTTGGGAGCCTGCTAGATCCGAACGTTCAACGAGCCATTGTTGGGACAACCGGATCCTTCTTGCTTGATGGGAAGAACGCTCTCCTTCAACGGGCAGCACGGATAGATGCCACAACCCAAACGTATGCGGTTGCTGGTACTACCACTGGACTCCTACAAAATAGACAACTTGTTTCTCAAACAGGAACGTTCTCTATTGCTGGTGTTGATGTAATCCTTCAATATAATCCTAGCGGCATTGCCTTTACACTAGATACCATTGTTGGGGCGTATACCTTAGCGGGGAATACATTAACCCTAAACAAGCAAGTTTCACTAGATCTACAGGTAGGGACGTATTCGCTATTCGGAAATACGCTTGGCTTCATTCGAGCACTAGCCCTCCACAGTGTTCCTGGGTCGTTCTCTGTGTCCGGTAAGGATGCGGTGTTCTCACTCACAAAACGCTTTAGCCTTACAACCGGCACCTATATAGTTAATCGTAATAACGCAGACGTTGTTAGGTTCTATCAACTGAACAACCAACCCGGCACCTACCAAGTTGTTGGGTCGGATCTTGATTACTTTAGTGATAGAAATTTGGTTACGTTACCATTAAGCATTGTTGCTGATTTCCGATCAGTTGGTAACTTCTTCTGGTATCAAACCACACAAACAATCCAACCCGTCAAGTACAAAATTACCAAGCGTAATGAATTTATACTTGGACGGCAAACACACATGGGTCGTAGAGGTTTATGACACAACGAGCAAATGAAGATCAGTTTAACGAGCTTCACGGCCTCGTTACTAATGAACTGATCGGTCGGATTAAATCTGGCGTCGCTACCACACAGGATATTAAAGCCGCCGCTGATTGGCTTGCCAAGAATAACATCACTGGTGTTCCCGTGCTTGGCTCACCACTTGCCACCCTCTTTAATAGTCTTGAATTGGAGCTTGAGGATGTCGAAAGGGTCATCAGATGAAGAAGGAGATGTAACAGGACAACTACTAAGAAACCTAGCGGCAACTGCCTTTCTGGGACTTTTTAGTTGGCACCTGATTACTCTCCATAATATTGCTAAATCAGTTGAGGTACTTGTCGAAAGGGTGAGTGCCTCTAACGCAAGGATTGAGCGCCTCGAAAACGAAGTATTCTTTAAGGATCAAACTAATGGCGCCTCGAAAAACAACAACCCCTAAGCGTAGTGCTGCGTACTATCGGAACAATCCAGAGGCATACGCAAAGAAACTCGCTTACGATACAAAAGAAAACAAATCCCCAAAGGATAGGAAATATCGTGCTGAACTTGCTGATGCGCGGCGGAAACGCGGCGTTATGGGTAAGGGTGGTGATGATCTTTCTCACACTAAGAGTGGCCGACTAGTAAAGGAATCGCCCTCAAAGAATCGTGCCCGCAATGGTCACAACGGCAAACCCACGAAGAAGTAAACCTTACCACAAAGGTCAATGCCCCTTAAGGCTCCTTCCGATTACCTTTACAACCTGAAGGCCATGACTTCCTCCGAAGCTAAAAGATTGTGGCGAGCATCCATCAAGGAACACTGGAATAACCAATGTGTCTATTGTGGATCTGCTGATAATCTTACCTTGGATCACATTCATCCAAAAGCTCGTGGAGGGCATAATATTACATCTAATGTAATACCTGCTTGCCAAAAATGTAACCAGTCAAAAGGTTCGAACCACTGGTTATCATGGTGGGTTGGTCAAGATTGTTTTGACCACTCAAACTTTTCAAAAGTCCTTTCTTGGACAACTAGCTAGTTCACTTATTTTTTTTTAAACAAATGTCTACTACTGCGGATTCGACTACTTACGGCGGCATCTCTAATGCCCCTGGTAAGCGTGATGAGGATCAACAAAACAACCGCGTTCATACCACTGTTAACGTGTCGGACGGTGTGACCACCACCACCACCGTCGCTGCTTCCTACGCCTCGACTGCTACGGCTGTTGGCGCTAGTGCCACGGTTGCTGCTGCTGAGACTGCCATTCGTGCGGTGCGTTCGGCTCGCGTTAAGCCCACTAACGCTACTACCGGGCTGCCTTCTGCTAAGGCTACCGGCATGGTTCGTCGTGCTGAAACTGGTGCTGTTGCTACCTTCGGCACCCGCGTTAATGGTTCCGGGTACACCAACGGCACTTATACCAACGTTGCTCTGAGCGGCGGTTCTGGTTATGGCGCTACTGCCAACATCACCGTTTCTACTGGTGCTGTGACTGCTGCTACCCTCGTGCGTGGTGGTCAGTGGTATGTCGTTGGGGACAGCCTGTCCTGTCAACTGATCGGTGCTGGGACCCTGTTTGCCCTGCCCGTGGCTACCGTTACCCAGGGTTAAGATCATGCCTGCTAAAAAGAAAGGCCCATCTATGCTTGAAAGTCAGCGCCGCAAGCTGACCATGCAAAAGATCGCCAAAGGTGGTCCACAACTGAGTGGCGTTAAGAAGCCCGCGCCGGGGCCCACAACGGCTGATGCTAAGTCTTGGCAAAAGCTGAATCAGTCTGCCTCAGCAAAAGCTGGTAAGGCTGCGGAACCTAAGCCTGCAAAACCTCGGACTCCTGCTCCGGGAACTGGTAATGTCCTCAAAGCTGCCCAGCAGTTCAGCAAGGACAAAGCTGCAAAAGATCGGCAAATTAACCGTAATGTAGCAGCACTTCGTTCCCAAGTCAATCAATCAATGGTTGGCAAAGCTGCGGCTCTTGTCGGGGGTCTTCGTGGTGGAGCAGTGAAAGCCGTCGCTGAAACGGTGGCCCCTCGCCCTACCGCAAAGGGAACCCTCAAGGGTGGTGGTGCTGTGGGTCCCGCAATGCCTAAGCGTCTCCAACAACAAGGTTTGGATGCCCAAGAACGTAAGGCACGGGCGAAGAACGAAGCCCGCAAAAGGGCCGCTGGTTCCTCCGCAGCTACCCCCAACACGGCTAAGTCCTTTGATGATGCGTTCAAGGATGCTCGTCGGGCTAAGGTTAGCACCTTTACTTGGCGGGGTAAAAAGTATACCACACAGGTTAAATAACCAAATGGCCACCCCAAAAAATAAAGTCAGTAAAGGTCGCACACCTAAGCCTGCCGTTAATAACATTAAAAGTGTTGTTAAGTCGGAGCAAAAAGCTCAACTTAGGCAGATGCAAGGCAAACTTGCTGCTATTAGAAATAGACTTCCTGTTGGTGCTAATGCTAATAATGCTGTCTTTAATCGTGGAACCATGATGGGCGGCAAATCGGCAAAAGGGATAGGTCTAAGTGGAGCTGTGCTACATGCTGCTACTCCTGTTGTCCGTAAACTTGGAACAGCAATGGGTACAAAACTAGGCAAAGCTTTGAAGCCCGTTGGTCGAGCTATTGACAAAGCCGTAGGCACCAAACCCAAACAGAAACGTAAATAGCCATCATTGGCACCTAGGAGGCTCTGCAAGGGGCCTCCACCCCACATTAGGTATATCGTACCGTGAATCAAAAAACAGACACCGTAGAGGCCCGCCTAGAGGCCAGTTTCCCTTTGTTCCTTTCCCTTGTATGGAAGTCGCTAGACCTGCCGCGTCCAACAAGGGCTCAACTTGCTATTGCTGAGTATCTACAAAACGGCCCCAAGCGACTACAGATCTCCGCGTTTCGGGGTCTTGGTAAGTCGTGGATTGCTGCTGCTTTTGTGTTGTGGACCCTGTGGAATGATATTGACAAAAAAATTCTTGTTGTGTCCGCAAGTAAACAACGGGCGGATGACTTCACCATCTTCACTCAAAAATGTATCCAAGAGTTTGAGTGGCTCTCTCACATGCGACCACGGGATGATGATCAGCGTTGGTCCAGAGTCTCCTTTGATGTTGCTGGGTGTCGCCCTGCCCAGTCACCATCGGTAAAGAGCGTAGGCATCACCGGACAGATCACTGGTAGCCGTGCTGACCTGATTGTGTTTGATGACGTGGAGGTGCCAGCAAACTCCGCAACCGACATGATGCGAGAGAAGCTTCTTCAACTGGTGACGGAGGGTGAGTCAGTATTGACCCCGAAAAGGGATAGTCGCATCGTGTTTTTGGGTACGCCTCAGACCACCTTCACAATATACCGGACCCTGAGGGAAAGAAACTACCGACCAATGGTGTGGCCTGCCCGCTACCCAAAGAGTCTTGTTGGGTATGAAGAGATTCTCGCTCCACAGCTTCTTTCAGATATTGAAGACAAGGGCCTTGATGCTATTGC